CGACACCTAGAGCATGTAGCCATGCTTCGTCCAACGCATTTTCTGTATCCATTACGATACAATAAATTCCTTGTTCTTGTGCGTTTTTTACAATGTTACCGGATACAACATAACTCTTTCCTGCACCCGATTGTCCTGAGAACATAGAAACTTTACCTAGAGGAATACCTCGTTGAAAATCTCCACTGATAAGATAATTTAGGGCATAATTGCCGGTTGAAATCCAAGTATTTGGATCATGAAATCCCGAGCTGATACCCGGAATGCTTTTCGTAATACTCTTACGAAATTTTGAAATGTCAATAGCTTTAGACATAGGTCCTCCTTAGAAGTTAGTAGTGGGGCGGTATTTAGCCGCCCCTATCTCAATTACGCCTTATTGCGATTTCTGAGCATTGCCAAAATTTCCTGTGGTGACTTTTCAGCCTTCACGGAAACTGTTGCTTCTTCTTTAACTACTACCTTAGGAGTTTCTACTTCATCGTCTGCATTATCTTCCACTGCCACTGGATCCTTAACAATTAACTTTGTTGTAGGAACTTGAGTTCTTGTAGTCTGTGGTGCAGTGCGAGTTACTTTCTTACCCTCTACATCAGCAGGGTCATCGCCGGAATCAAATCCGAATGGTTTGTAATGCTGACTCCATTGTACCGGATCATACAGATCACCATCCACAGATGCTTGGAACATCTCAAACATGATTGCTAATTGCTCTGCGCTTGGACGCTTTGGAAGATATGTTGCGAGATCGACTAATCCAAATTGTGTAACTGCTTCCATCATTTCTTCAGTGACACTGGATTCTTTTCTTGCCCATTTTGAAGTTCCGTAGTCAGCGAATCCACCCTTGCTTGTCTTTGACATCACAAAATCAACACCGTTGATATAATCAACTGGACTATGTGGCCCCATTTCTGGATCTAACAATGCAGCCTTAATGATTGCAAAAATCTGTGGTCCAATAATGAACTTACGGATTGGATTTGCTGGCTTCTCTGCTTCATTTAGCGGATCTTGCTTAACAAATCCCTGCATGTAAAAGGTACGCTTAATCCAATACTTACGAGCGGTCTCTTCTAATGACTTATCCTTCCACCATGGACGAACTTCATTTAAGATTGGGCAAGTCTTTGGACCATCCCACATTTCAATACAAGGGACTTGTACTACAACTGGTTTGTTTTCGTCTTGGCCTTTAATGCCTGGGAAAGGGAGTTTGATGATTTGACGCTCTGCCCAGAAAAATGTGTTTTCCTGGTTTGCATCTGGGAGGAATCTAACAATTGCTGTTGTTCCTTCTGGCATGTTCCAATGTGCATATGTGGACTTGTCGCCACTATTGAAATTGCCTGGGTTCTTACGGTTTTCTAGTGCTTGTAATTTTGCACGGATTTCGTCTAATGTTTTTGCCATGATAATATATTCCTGCTTTAGTTTAAATTGAACGCTGTTAATTGAGCTGCTGATCTACTTAGGTCACGTTAGTCCCTTTCGCATCTTACTTGCTAAGGTCTTCGTAAGCAGCTAGTATACGAAAACCTTGTGTGTTTGTCAAGAACTTCTTAAAAGAAGTTCATAACATATTTATCATAATAAGTATCAAGGTCGACAGATTCTTTAATCTCTTGCCTAGGAGCATTTGACTTCTCTGCTACCTTAATGTTTTCAAAAACTTGGCCTAATACAGCCTTTTCAAAATCATTAACTTGACCTTCTTTGCATAGCTTAGAACCAATCTTATTGACGAACCCTGCAAGTTCCTCATTCTCAATAATTCTTAGTGCTAATTCGTTGATCTTGAATCCTAGACGAGAATTTTCACTCGAGAACTCAAACATCGGTGTAGTATTTATTGCTTCGCGGCGAACCATGACTATATTTGCGGCAGCTTCTTCAATGCGCTTGTGGAAGGTGTCCTTCTCTTGTACAAGTTGTTTGATGATAGGCAACACACCCTCAAACTTTTCATCAAAGCGACGAATAGTAAATAGATCCTTAAGCTGGCTTGTATCATCCTCCGCAAGTGCTTCGCGTTCAAATGTTTCCAAACGAGCCTTAACGGTTTCGTATGTCTTTACGCCAGTTAGTTTCTTTAGCTCTGTGCGTAGAGTTTCGATGTTTTCCTTTACGGTGTCAACAATACCAGAACTATCTTCATTGATAAGCTTGTTGGTTGTGACGTAGCGATTAAAAGACTGAAGCTTCAATAGATTTCCTGTACTTTCCGTAATATATGCTCCAACCTTATCTGTCATTACACCGCCGTGGGCCATATGTTGAGCCATTGCTCTTGCGCCAGGTAGATAGGTGTGTGGGAAACGGAATCGTTCACCGTTACATTCAAGGAAAATTGCGCTGATGTGGCGCGAGCGTGAGCCGCGAACGTTCTCATCAACTGGTGTCTTATGCTTCACCAAAATCCGTACATTTTCCAGGGTTTGCTGCGATGTTTTGAGTGAACCAAACATCTTGCTAAAACTTTCCATGACTGCCTCATCGACTGCAATAGAATATTGTATATGTCCATTCTTACCCGGAGTTGCGGCTAACTTTCCATCTGTAACAAGCTTGTTTAATACACGACGGGCCTGGTCTAAATCATGCATGCCTGTATTGCTGCAAAGATCAGCTTCGGAGATTTTTCCACCCCATTTCTTAACAGTTTTCATGATCTCACCAACTAAGTGGTGACTATATGGGTTCATTTCATTTTCCATCATTGCTCCGCCCTTCATCTTTGCTTGATATGCATAATCTTTTGGCTGAATAGATTTACCAAAAACTTTAATCTGTGAATTCATCATAAATTGATCTGCTAATTTGCGAATATTTTTCTGAATTCCAATAACAGAGTCATCTACATCATTACCCTTACTAAATTCAACCTTGTTATCATCCTCATCTATGGTAACCATAATATTTGGACTAACAACGAAAAATCTACGGCCGACTGTTGGATCGGTAGTTTCTGCCCCAGCATTGTCAAAAATTTTCACCTGCAGACCGTTTCCCTTTAATAGAGAAAACACTCGTTCTGCTAGATCATTTACTTCAACCATTATAAAATCCTTGTTATGCTTATTTATCGGTTTTAAATAAAAGATCAACTATATCATTATAGGCATCGGACTATCATATGACGATAATGAGGTTCCATCAGATACATCGCTGTTAATTGCAGCTTGTGATTTATCATCCCAGGTTGAAATATAGTCTGTCATACGAATTGCTAAAATCATTGCCATAATTAAGTCATCCGTCTGTCCAATTCGCGCTTCAAATGTATTGCCGCGAGACACAAAGACCTTAAGCTCTGATAACAATCCCTTTGAATTTATCTTCATCTTACTAGATTCAAGTAAGAATTTCAATTTAGAACATGCCTCTAATTTGGATTTATTGGTTGTAACAAATCCTGCACGACGACCGGTGCGACCCTGAAGTCTATTCTTGGGATCATGTAACATTGTACCAGGGAAGTTTTCTTCTCCCGTGTCGCGAATAACAACTAGAGCAGCTTCGCCTAATGAATTGCTTTCAACTGACCAATATATATCTCTTGCACCTAAAGAATAGATTTCTTCAAGTATCTTCTTCATTGTGCGAACTTGTTCTTCGACCGGTGCCTTATTATTGCTCCATTCGCCTACCTGAACAAGTGTAGGTAATTCAAGTATTTGAATTGCTGCATTATCTCCGCCTGTTCCCATTGATGGATCGAGTGATACAACATAGGTAAGCTCTGCTCTGATATCTGAAAACCAACGAACCTGACCTGTCTTTCTAATTGGATTCTTTGGCTCAAGCTGGGCAAGCTTAATTGGATTAATAAGTGTTTCTTCAAATGTAATAAACTGGCAATTATGTTCACGCAAGAATCTATCCTCGCCCAATGCTGCCAATTCAGAATCTGCCCATACTTGATCACGTTCCGGATGACGATCCCATGTTGCCATGTAGGGACGAAAACCATTTACACCAATGGTCATATCGTTTCCATTTGCGTCGACCATCTTATTTGCACCCCACCAAATTTCGGCGAACTGATCTTCGTCTGTATTTGGTGTTGAAGTAATAATACACTTACCACCCGTTGACAAGGTTGGTGATAGTGAAGTCCAGAATTCCTTTGCAATATTTGGTTCCACGAATGCAAATTCGTCCAAATAGACAAGTGATAATGACATGCCTCGGCCTGTATTTTCAGTTGTGGTTGTTGCAATAATACGGGAACCGTTATCAAAATCAAGTGAACGTTTGTTATATGTCTTGACACCAGCACGAATATGGTCGGGTATAGACTCGTATGCATATCTAACTCTGTGCATAATTTCGTGTGCGCCATCATACTTGTTAGATGCAATAAGAATTGTTGAGTCTTCATTAAACATAGCAAACCAGAGTAAATATCCTGCTGCAACAGTGGTTTTGCCCATTTGGCGACTAACCATGTTTATTGAGCGTCTTGAAGTGTGATAGTTATTAATTAAATCATATTGAAAATCAAATAATTCTAATTTCTGCCTACCTCTTATAGTATGCTGAATATACATATAATTCTGCATAAAGAATGTAGGACCTGTTACAGGGTCCATGCATGCTCTCAATTCGTCAATCTGCTCTTTGGTATATGATACCTTTTGGTATGCACGCTTGACTAATTTGTCGTCTTGATATATTGCCATAAATTACCAGCGGCTTTCTCCGTGTTCGGGTTCATAATAATCTTGTTCTGGCGGGTCAACATTTGCAGCCTTGTTATCAAAGAGTGAACCTACCAATTTCTTATAAAATTCTGGATTCAGCAATTGCTTCATGGCACCGGGAGTAATCATCTTGTGTGCATCTTGCAGAAAATGTGATTCACCATCAATTAAAAATTCCATACCTTCGGAAAATGTAACTAATGATACTTCTGGATCTCCCACAGATAGGTTGGAACTTGATGTATAGGTTGGACTATCGGATTTATAATTCCAACCAGTTGGTTGTTCATTCTCTTGCCATTCAACACCAGCAGATGCCTTAACATCAACATCAAACCCTACATCATGGACTTTACCGTCGTTACCCATGGCTTTTCCGGCCATATTAAAGCCACCATCAAAGGTGGCAGTGTCGCTGTCAACATTACAATCACCACCCCAATCTTGCATTTCAAGATTAGAGACTTGCTGATCTTCAGTTAAGTTTTTTTTTTGACTACAGCGGCTTCTTTTAGATAGTTTCTATATCCGTAGACAAGCTCTTTATGAACTTCTGCTACCTGCATTTTCTTTTGTTCTGGATTGTCGCCCTGACGTGCGCCAGATGGGCCAACCTTGGTGACTACAGGACTATCTGCACCATTAGGAAAGTAGTCATTGCCAGATGCATCATTGATATCATCGTAGCCGTTTTGTAGATCAAATGCTTCTTCCATAGCATTACCAAACTTCCTACCATAGCGACTGCCCTGAACTGCATTACCTTCGCCTGCAAGAATCATATTGTATAATAGACCTACAACATCCATTGTAGTCCTTGCTCTGTTGATTTGATTTGCAAGATATGATTTCTTGTTATCACCGGTAGTTGATGCGGCAATAATTTCTTGTGCTCGTGCTTTTGCGGCGTCGACTTGCATGCCAGTGAGGGCTTTAATTTCGTCTGGATTGATATCAGACGATCTTGCTTCATCAATTGGGAAATCACTAGCAGGTGCTTCGGCATCGGCGGACATATCATCTGAGCTATTCATCATATCAAATGCACTATTGTCGGGGAAGAAATCACTTTCAAGACGTTGCATAATAGCGTCGTGTTCTTCTCCCTCAATACCCTGTTCTGCCATCTCTCTAGAAAGCACATCAAATGC